CTATTACACCATCCGCATAAACGTGTAAGCCTAGTATATCATTATCTGTACTAGGATTAGCTGCACTATCACCACCCAAAATAGAATAACCATTTATTCTACGATAGCCTCCAGCTATATCAACTTCAAAGTTTTCTAATAAAGTAGCTGCTCCGGGTCTACGCAAAAGCTCAAAAGAACTAGAAGACTTGTCAAGTCCTCCTTCACATGCTAGTGCGTATGGTTGTGATGGCATTATATTTGATCCGTTGACATATAGCTAGGTGCAGGATTCATTAAAGCTGATCGCATTTGTTTTAATCCTTTTTTATAATCTTCTAAAGCGAAGGCTGCTTGTTGTGGAGCATCTTTAAACTGATGGAAATGGTATCTAGCTCGTGCCATTAATACTGGATTATATACATCTGGAAAAACTGTTGCATCTCCATGAGCATCTAATGCTGTTGGTAAATCCCAAGCAAAGAACCAGACTCGATAAATTTTATCAGGTATAGGACTTACTCCAAACTTTCTAGCATCAGGACTTCGGATAACAAATTTAGGTTCTCCATAATTTTGAGTATCTGCATCATCTATATTCTCAGATTCTCTTAAATGATCTTTCCATTCTTCAGTTGTAACAAATTTTAAATTTTGACTAGTATAAGGAGCACTTACTCCACTTACACCTATAGTAGTTAGATAAAAGTTATCCCAATCTATTGAACCATAATCTGCTGTAATACTAGAACTAGAAGCTTTTAATTCATACCACCGAGTTCCTGCTACAGTTTCTACATAGACATTACCATAGAACGGATCAGTTGCTCCACTTTCTCCTGTGGCTAAGAAAGCCCATTGAGGTTCTGCCATTACTATATCACTATATGCTCTATTGATACAATCTTGAGCATGAGCTTGTATACCTACTGCATCACCAAAGTTTGATGAAGTTAAGACAACCTCATTCAATTCCCTTAATAGTTCGTTAGTTAAGTTTAGATATGTTGCCATTCTTATTTATCCTTATTAAATATACGATCCCATCCAGTATCGTACTTCTCTTTGTTCTCTTTCGAGTAAAACTTTCCAGATAAGCCTCTCTGGTTATTCTTTTTCTTGTTCCTTAAAACAATAGGCTGTTCTTCCGAACCTATTTGTGGCATTATACTTTTTGCGTTGTATAGGCTTCATTAACATCAGGTGTTGATTTATCATCACCCTTATACTTCCCTTTCTTAGTTCTTGCTCGAACTATTTTACCAAAGTATTTTTCCATTCTTGGTCCAAAGTTATTCTTTAGCCAAGACTTATACCACTTATTAAATTCTGTTTGATCCCAACTCATGTTGTTCTCCTTAATTAGGTTTAGCTACTGGTCCACCACTTGAAAGCTTAGTTCTTATTGATCCACCAGATGATTTACCAACTCTTCCACCTTTTGAACCTCCCCAAGGTCCTTTCGTCAAACCTTTTTGACCACCACCTTGTTTAGCTTCTGAAGGTATTCTTTTCTTACCTCTAGTTGGTTTTTGTTTTTTAAAACGTTTCCATCGTATACCTCTTGGGTATTTTACTCTTTGTCCCGGTCCCGGCATTTTATTTCTCCTTGTTTATTATTGTTTATTTAATGTAGGGGAGAGTCGGCAAAGACCCTCCCTACTTTAGGATAATCAATAAAGACTACCCTTGATACTTGACTACTTTTTTGTCAGTTCCTATTTGTGCCATAAGAATTAATCAGGTAATACACCTAAATGTAAAAACTCGATTAAATAAGTCACAGTTGTAGCTGCCGTTGCAAGATCATTTGCTAAAGGTTTTAACCTTGCATAAAGTGTACGGGCTGATGCACTGTACAAAGTAGCTGCAATAACGATTGCTTCCGAAGTAGCTGGACCACCATAAACACCTGCAGTTACTCCAGTACCTACAAAGGCATTGGCTGCGTGTCCATGTGAATTTTGAATAATATACAAAGGTACATTGGCTGTCCATGTTACTGCTGATCCACCATCATCTAAGATAGCTTTTTCATCAATAAGCTGACCACCACCTGCTGAAGTTCCTAAATCGAAATCAACATCATCGCCTGAAGCTCCTGCTGTAACAATGTTACCTGCTGGAATTGCGATAAGACTACGAATAATAGTATCTGCTGGTTGTGTAAATGAAACATCATAAGTTGCATCAGCAGTTACTGCAATAGTTCCTGTAGTGCCTGAAGTCCACGAATTAACTGAATTATCAGCAAGTCCACGAACATCTGCAGTTTTTGCTGAGTTTCGCCCTGTATCCCTTATATTTATAACTGGGTTTGCCATTTTTTATTTCTCCTCTATTTAATTAAAAATAGTTATGTTGTTATTTTAAAATATAATTTATACTATAAAAGTAAAAGACATGGGAGGCTATTACACCTCCCAAATCTATTTGGTTAGTCTATTCCGTAGAATGCACCAACAAGGGCTTCATCTCTTAGTACTTTCGCACCAAAAACATGAAGACCTCTCACAATATCCCCAAACGAAGTTGGGTCTCTCAACACTTCTGTTGAAAGAATTGTGTTTGCAGTCGCAGTAGCTGATATGGAACCTGCCAAACATTTACCGGCAGCATTAGATGTGTCAGCTATGTTATTTGACTTGTACATATCAAAGCCACGAAGTTTTCCACTAGAAACTAATCCGTTTCTAATAGAGCCCATTCCAGCATTGTAGTCTACAGACAACAATTTTGAACTAGAAGCTCCTAGAACTTCGTAGAAGTCAGGACCAGCAACGAACCAACGACCTTCTTCAGGTACGTTCTGATCGTCTAATAGTCTTGCCATTCTAGACATAACGTCTAGAGGGTCATGTTCATCAGTTCCAAAACCAATGTCTAGGTTACCTGTTCCATCAAAAGTTCCGGCAGCTAAATCAGTAGCATTGTCAGAACCTAACACGTGGTTAGGTGATGAAGCAGATAGACCAGCAAACATAGTTACAAGTACAGCCTGATCGTAAGCATCTTTCAATGCGTATGCAGCAGAGCTTGAAGCAACTTCTTTAAAGTTGACATGTGACATATTTGTTTCAATATCATCTACGATGAATTTAAACGCATTAGCACTATCAACAACTAAAGATGTTTCTTGGTCTGTTAGTCTAGTTTCAGTCGTATCAGTATTTCTAGTGTACGCTGAGACAGAAATAACGGGTTCTTTGATAATCTTTACTGAATCTCCGAAAGCAGATATTTCACCCGAATAATCGGTATTTGTAATAGCTTCTATAACAGACGATTTTCTAAAAAAGTTTAAAACCTTTTTAGAGTAAACCGAAGGTAAAAAGAAACTATTAGTTTGTCCACTTACGGAGTTTGCAAAGTTAGCATCAGTATCCGTTGAGGGTTCAAAAAATTGAGCCATCAGATATTCTCCTTAAGTTATAGTTTATTTATTAAACTATATAGTTTATTTTATGATTCTGCCTTCTTGCATTGCATCGCTGATTTCACTTTCGTATTTATCAAACTCTGTAACACTCATGGCAGCAATCTCTCTTTCAGACCACACTCTTTGTTGATTTGGTTCTACACTAGTTGTTTTAGTGGAAATCATATCAGCAGCAGATTGTTTAGTCTGTTTAGAATTTGACTTAGGTTGTTCTAATCCGATATCCTTTTTAAATAAATCTAAAGCTCTACTAGCTAAAATTGCATCACTTGGGTTATTAAAAATCCAATCTTTAATAGACTCTGGTTGCAAATCAGCCCAATCTTGAAATTCATCGCTGTTTCTAATTTCATCAAAATCAGGATGTGTTTCTCGAAGGTCCTTTTCAGCTTCTTGTTTTAGTATTTCTGTTTCACGCCCTTGCATCGCATCTAATCTTGTTTGCAATTCAGCAACTTGATTTTCGCTTTGTATGTGGGCAACAGACTCTACCACTTCATAAACATCAGGATACTCGTTTTTAAACTTTTCTAGTTCTTTTGCAGATTTTGGAGCTTTATACTCTGGTCTGTTTGAAACAGCTTTCTGTATTAACTCTTGTTCTCTAGCTTTAAACTCATTAAGTCTAGAATCGTAGTGCGTTTTTAAATCATCGTATCGTTTTTTATAGTTGGGTCGCTTATAAGGTTTATCCTTATTTGCTTCTACTTCTTGTTTTTCTGCTTCAATGGCATCACTTTCGTCATGTTCAGTTGAAACAGGGTTCTCAAAAAATAAACTATCTGACGATACAAAAGGTTTATCTTTTACATCATGCCAATCTTTTTTTGCATTATAAGGGTTGGCTTTTTGCGGTTCTTGGTTCTCGGTTATAACTTCTTCAGTCATTTTCTTACCTCCTAATCAGGGCTTCGTTAACAAGGTCGCTACGTTGTGCACAGTAGGGCTTGTCTTGTAAAGGTCGCCTTTCGGTTGTTATATATGATATAGTGCCTATAAAAATTATAGGGTCGCTTTATCGCTTTAGCCACTCACAGGAACGTAATATCTTCGAGGACTTGACTTCAACATTTCTTCTTCAACCTGACGAGACTGCTTTGCAACATTAGGTATATTACCTTGTGCTGCTAGAAGTCCTCTAGTTTGAATAGGAGCTGCTCGGTCTTCCTCGTCAATTACGCCACCATGAACGACACCTTGCCTTCCATCTGCTCCAGCCTCTGCATCTTCCATCTGTTGCTGAAGTACATCAGCACCAATTTCATCTACAGCTTTCGCAGTAAAGACAAATTCTCCATCCGATAACCTTGCAGGTATCGAATCGGATATTTCAGAACCTAAACCTTCAACAGGTCCAGACCCTGAAAACTCTGAAGCACTCTCAATTACTTGGTCGAATATCTCACTCAACTTAGCATCTTCTGCGAGAGCACTTTCTAAATAATTCTTTTGTTCTTCATCTAATGTAGAACTCACTACAAAGTCTACATAATCTTCTTCCATCTCTTCATCTGGAAGCATTTGATTTTCTATTTGTTCATCTGGAAGCATTCCTAATTCTCCCATTTGATCATCTATAAGGGGAAGACCACCTTCTTGTTTAGGCATTCTATCTGTTCTAGCACCTAAAGGATTAGCTACTTCTGCTGCTTCTCGTCTTTCATCAGCTCTTCTTTCTCTTTCTGCTTGTAAATAGGAATCAATTTCATTTTGAGAAAAACCAACAGTTTTAGAATTTTTAACTAAAGCTTTATAAGCTCTATCAATTTCTTTTTGAGGATATTCATTATCTTCTCTATCAACTTGAACATTAATTGATTTTAATAACTCTGTTAATAAACTTTGTTTACGTTCTTCTTGTGTCATTGCTCGTGTACCTTCACCTACTAGTTCTCCCATTTGTTTACTTATCCTGCCTCCACTAAATGTTTTTTTCCTTGCTGCTTTCTTTTCTTTTCTTTTCTTTTTTCTTTCTTCTCTACGTAATTTTCGTAGTGCTGCACTTGCAGCTCTTGAGCTTTGTCTTTCTGTTCTACTAGTTTTTCTTGCTTCTTTACCTCTAGCACGTTTAGCCTTTCTACCTGCCTTTGTATCTCCTGTTTTAATTAAATCAGCTTTCTCTGTTTTTCCTAATTCTTTAGTTGTTTGCTTTTGTGTTCTTAGTTTAGACTTACGCTCTCTACGTTGACCTAAAAGAGAAGCAGCTCTTTCCGTTTTACGATCAGCAGCATTATCTTTACGCCTTTGTATTCTTGCTTGAACTGCTGGATTAGCTTCTCTACGTTCTTTAATCTTATGACCAATAGCTCCTGTAGTTTCACGAGGTTTAAATAATGAAGTAGCATAATCCCACAACTCCCAAGGCTCAAACTCCTCTTCATCATCTTGACCACCATCTGCATAGCCCACTCTTCCACCTTTTGCTCTTGAAACTCTACCACCACTTGCATATTCATCAGGTACAAATTTATCCCATTCTTTTGCAGTAATACCAGTCATAATAAATTCTCTTTCATCAGGAGTTAAATCAGGAAAAATCTCTTGTATTAAACCTTCCCCTGCATCATATCTTTCAAATTGCTCCACTGTGGCTTTTAATTCCATAGTATTAACTTCACCAGTGAAAGGAGATTCCCTAGTAATAATTACATGACCAGCTTTTGTACTAGGGCGTACAGCTATCTCTTCTGTTCTTCCTAATAGTGTATTTAAAGGTTTAGTAGGTTTATAAGATGTAGTACCTCCTTTGCGTTGTGCTTTTATTGCTTCATCTGCGTACTCATCAAATGCTTCGTCTGAGAGTTCATCAGGAGACCATATCTCTCCTTCTTCGTCTACTATAACTGTTTTCGGTTTTTTTAATTCTTCTATCTCTTTATCTAGTTCTTTTATTTCTTTAGATATCTCTTTTTGTTTCTTCTTTCCAATTTGTTCTGTATTTAATTCTTTACTTAGTCTATCTCTATGACTAATTAGTGAGCGTATTTTTTTAGTAAGCAATCTAGCAAAAGCACCACCACCAAATTGATATTGTTGTCTATCATTATTTAAAAGTGAACCTTTCTTTTTTGGTGGTCTTCCAACTTGACTTCCGTATGTTCCTTTTCCTTGTGGCATATTAATTCTCCTCTTTACTATCTAAAGTTACTTTAACCTCTTCCTTGAGCTTGTCTAGGTGTTCCACTAAAGCCCACTTCCCCCGGTAAAGGAACAGCTCCTGTTCCGATTGTGCCACCACCAGCCCCTGTAATATCAGCTCCTTCTGGTCCTTGAGGTGGTCCTTCAGGGCTTTGAGGGCTTGTGGGTTGTTCACCAGTGGGACTAGGCTCTTCGCCTGTTGTTTGTTGAGCATTTTGCATTCCTATAATTTGTGCAGCGATAGCAGCTTCTTCTGGACTATTCAGAATTTCTTCAGGGTCTAAGTCAAGACTAAAGGCTAATTCGCTAATTAGTTTAGACATCTTCACGAATGGTGCAATTGCAGGGTTCTGTGCAGTTTGGAGGAACATGGTCAATCTTTGTGACCTTACTTCCTTCTGCATTAAACTAGACGTACCTAGTGCTTCTATTTCTAAATCACCAACAATGTCTATATCTTCCTCTACGAATTGCATATTCCAATGAAAGAAAGCTTCCCCAAGTGGTTTTAATAAGAAGTCATCAACATTCTTTATGACTGTCTTAATATTCAAACTAGCAGCACCTAGTAGCATAGACATACCTGACGCAGTTCGAGTCATACTTTGAACACCTGTTTGTCCATGAGAATAACTAGGTATTCCAGTCTGTTCATCTGCGAGTTGTCTAAACCTGTCAAACATCATCATGTTTTCAGGGGCTGTGTTTGGAAACTTCAATCCGTGTATTGCTTGTCCGGGCATTCCAGCTTGTCTTCTAAATATCTTGCCCGGATATATCTCCATACTCTGTCCACCGACCAGTGCTGAATCATCAATATCAAACACCAGTGAACCTGCCAATGCTAAATTATCAATAGCCATTCGAGCATGACCATTCATAATTTGCTGTGAGTCTACCATATTTTCAGGAACTCCTATACCAAAGAAACTGTATGGATTTCTTTCATATGGGAATGCATGATATGGAAGACTAGGAG